TTAATAAAAATCAATATTCTTTATTTTGATAGAATGCTTAGTTTTCCCTCTTTTAACGTGAATGTACTCTATTTCAATAGATTTTATGGCCATCTTAATGAAGTCTGCTTTATCTTCTAAAGTAAAGGCATTCCATGAGTCTAAAAGAATATTTTTGAAATTTTTTATCTTACTGACATCTAATCGTTTTTTAGGAACTCTCTCTTTTTGTTTTTCGTATTCTGAAATCTTTTCGTCAGTTTCTTTTATTAATTCAAATAATTCTTCTTCTTGCATCATGCCGTTTGCGTATAATTTGTGATATCTTTTTCTTTGTTCCATAACTTTATTTATATCAATGGTTACAATTTTTTTATCTTCTTTTTCTTTTGTTTTGTATTTACTTAAATCTAACTTAGAAAGGTAATCGTAAAATACTTTTAAAGCTTCTTTTTCGGTAAATGAAAAAGCACCATTTTTATTAACTTTGCAATTATTACAATAATAATTTTTGTGTATAACATCTCCACGTTTAAGTTTTCTATAACTGGTATTCAAACATAATCTTCCATTGCAATTAGGGCAGATGAGTTTACCTCTAAAAACTGAAGTATGAGTTATTGTTTTCGCATTAACACGTTCATTCAAGCGTTCCTTTATTTCGTTATACATTTCATCTGTAATTATTGGTTCGTGAGAGTTTTCAATAAATATATCCCCCCAAAAATAGTGCCCTTTTGATAAAGGGCTCCTTAAAGCTCTTGTTATTGTCCTATCTTCCCACTGTATGCCGTTTGGTGGTGGTATATCAGATGCGTTTAACTTCCTTGCTATACCTTTAGCGCTATTTCCTTTTTTAACCTCTTCATAAGCCCACACAACTACATCTTTATATTTATTAGGAATATATTTATTATCTACACGATCATAGTAGAATGGGGGAGGTGTTAATATCATGCCTTTTCTAATCGCTGCTTGCTTGCCCATCATTGCCCTTTCCCTTATCGTTTCACGTTCCCACTCAGCCATAGCACCTACTAAAGTGACGAATAGGCGACCCATTGCTGTCGATGTATCATAAACTTCTGTGGCACTTCTGAAAGATACGTTTTCTCGCTCAAATATTTCTAATAAATCAAGTAAATCTTTTACATTACGCGTCAACCTGTCTAACTTATAGACTAATACTAAATCTATTTTTGATAAATTTTCCTTTAATCTATTAAGTTCAGGTCGGTCAGTTTTAGCACCAGAATAGCCAGCATCTACATAAACACCTTGTATAGTCCAGTCGTTTATGTCGCTGTATGCTCTTAATTTTCTTTCTTGTTCTTCAATAGAGTGTCCTTTTTCTTTTTGTTCAAGTGTACTTACTCTAGTATAAATTGCTACTTTCATGTGCTCCCTCCTCAAAATTGGCAAAAAATAATAAGGGTAGGCGGGCTACCCGAAATTTTATTGTTGAATCACTTCGCTATTTTGACGTTTAAAATTGTCAAAATCATTTTGTGCTTTCTTCCATGAATTATAGTCTTGTCCGTCTTGTACTGCCCATGAACCACCTATGCCGGCAGTATGGCCACCATTCTGACGTTTGTTTTCTTCTGTTGCTCTTTTAGCTTCTTGATAAGCGTTATAAGATGTGTCACTTGAAAACTCATCTTTCACTGGTGCATTGTTGTTTTTATTAGAAGTGGGATTATTTTGTGTTTGATTTTGTTTAGGTGCGTTATTAGTTTGTTGATGATCATTAACATTTGTGTTGTTATCGTTGTTTACTTGATTATTGTTATCGTTTTGATTAGCATTTTCTTTTTTCGCTTCTGCTTTGCCTTTAGTTTCTTTCTTTTTGTCTTTGTTCTCTTTCCTTGTTTCCGCTTTCTTGCTTTCCTCTTTCTTATCGCCGTCGTTGCTACCACATGCACCTAATACTAACGCGCTAGCTAAAATTAAATATAATAATCTTTTCATGTTTTACACTCCTTTATTTGCTATTTGTTTTAATAAATCTATGACTTCGTTGTTTTGCTCGATAATTCTATTATTTTGCTTTATTAGTTCGTCTCGTTGAGCTATAGAGACAAAGTTTTGTTTTAATTGCGTATCGTAGAATACGAATTTAGCTTGTTTATCTACGTTTGTTGTGAATGTACCTAAACCGTTGTAGACTTTCAATAGTGTAGGGTTAATATTTTGCTTTTGATATGCGTAAGTCGTAACGTCGGTAGCTTCTTTAATACCTTGTCCGTTTAAACTTTTAGCTGATTTTGATTCGTATTCTTCGTTAGTGTTTTTAAAATTTTCAGATTTATAAAGTTGGATATCAAGTTCTTTTCCTTCTTTAAAATCATTTAATATCTTTCTTTTTTCATCTGTTGTCATTTTTTTATACATGTCAATCTTTCTATTGCTTAACTTACTAAACATTTTTGTTTCTGTTAGAATTTCTTTAAAAGTTAATTTATCTCCTGCCATTTTCAATTTCTCCTTCATTTGGTTTATATTAAAATATTAGAAAGAACGATAATTACATTTTTGTCCTATTTGTTATTTTAGAATTCATAACTCTTTGACGCGATTCTTTAGCTTGTTTAACCATATTTTTAAATTCTTGACTTTCGATAAAAGCGTTAGCTTCTTCAATTTCCTCTTGTGTAAGTTTTTTTCTACCAGTGTTAATGTGTATATGCTCAATTTCTTCATATGATTCCATAATTTTTTTATTTCTCCTTTGCTTACTTTTTATATTAAAGCGCCACATAGACGCTATTAATCAAAAATTCGATAGTTATAAATAACTTTGCCTATCACTTCGATTTCATCAATAGAATCTAAATCGTAAGAATTAGTTTTAAATTCATCTGAATAGCTTACTGGGTCTAAATGTAGTTTTGTTTCAGTACGTCTCACACGCTTAACTGTATATTCACCACCTAGACGTAATACAAGGATGTCATTGCTGTTAAGTTTATGATCACAAGACTTTCTATAATCATGGACAATTATATAAGAACCGTTAGCGAGTATTTTATTCATGCTATCTCCGTTTATTTTTAGTGCTATACATTCGCTAGGTTTACGACCGTTAAAAGCAAATGGTGGAACTTTTAATTTTTCATTATCAATTGCAACTTCCTCGAAATTTCCAGCAGAAACTTTACCGAAATATGGAACCTCGATTTCGCTATCAAATTCTGGTAAAACAATTTCTTCAATTTCTCCTAATAGATAACCTTTAGAAACATTGAACAAACTTGAAATTTTTTCGACCATACCCATTCTAGGTTCAGTTCTTCCACTTTCCCACATTCTTATAGTACCTTCGGAAACATCTAATTTTCTAGCCATCTCAACTTTAGACAATCTATTGTTCAATCTGATTTCTTTTATGGAATTTTTGAAAGCCATTTTGTTTTCCTTCCTTATATATAATGTTTTTTACACTTTTATTATACTATGAAAAATCGTAATTGCAACCCTTAAAATACGATTTACGAAAATAAAAATACGTAAATTTCTAAAATAATTACGAAAAACACTTGAAGTCGTATTTAAATTACGATATACTTTAGTCAGAACTTAACAAGGAGGTTAAAAAATGAGCTACATCAAACAAAGTCTGAAATTAGATGAATGGCGAAAACGAAAAGGTTATACCCAGTCGTCTTTTGCTGAAAAACTTGGCATTTCACCATCTACTTATAACATTTGGGAAAATAACCCAGAAATGATTAAACCTAGAGATGCTTTTAGAATTGCCAAAACATTAAATATCTCTATTGATGAGATTATTTTTTTAAAAGATGAATCGTATTTTAAATACGTTTTAGTCGAAGGGAAACAAATGTCTTAAAAGGAGGAATGAACAATGCAAGCATTACAAACATTTAATTTTGAAGAATTACCAGTAAGGACATTAGAGGTTGACGGAGAACCATATTTTATAGGAAAAGATGTTGCTGACATTTTAGGATATGCAAACGGACGAGATGCTTTGTCAAAACATGTTGATGAAGAAGATAAGCTGACGTCGCAAATCGCGACGGCAGGTCAAAACAGAAATGTAACGATCATCAACGAATCAGGGTTATACAGTTTAATCTTTTCTAGCAAATTAGAAAATGCGAAGCGGTTCAAACGTTGGGTAACTTCGGAAGTTTTGCCAACATTAAGAAGAACAGGAACATACCAAACAAAACCGCTAACTACATCGGAACAAATTCAATTAATCGCACAAGGAAACACAGAATTAGATGAACGAGTTACTAAAATTGAAGAAACATATCCAATCATGCACGGAGAAGCAAAACATATTCAAAAGTTAGTAGCTCAAAAAGTTGCGGAGATTGTTAGAAACAAATTCAACGGATACTACGACCAAGTATCAAGAAAGTTGTTCGCAGAAATATATAAAAGTATTAAAAATATTTTCGACGTACCGAGTTACAACTGTATACCTCGAGGACGTTATCAAGAAGCAATTAAGTTTGTACAAAGATGGCAACCGTCATACGAAACAACGTACCAGTTAGAAATGAAATTAACGGAATAGGGGAGGTCAACAAAATGCCACCGCACATTCAACAAATGCTATTCGACTTTGCATTAGAGAGAGGATATATAGACATGATTATAAAAATGAAAGAAGAGGAGAATGCCAAATGAGTAACATTTATAAAAGCTACCTAGTAGCAATACTATGCTTCACAGTCTTAGCAATTGTGCTTATGCCATTGCTGTACTTCACTACAGCATGGTCAATCGCGGGATTCGCAAGTATAGCGACATTCATATTTTATAAGGAATACTTTTATGACAACAAAGGAGAATGAAAAGATGTCAGATAAAGACTTGATGGAAAAAGTTGACAAGAGAAGGAAAGAAAAAGATTTAACGGTGAGAGAAATAGGATATTTGCTAGGTTTCTCTGATACTTATTTTATTAAGTTAAGAAATGGTTCAAGAAGAATTACCGATCGGAAGAGAGATAGAATTAATCGTTATTTAAACGGTGAATACGACAATGTAAAAATTCCTAAATATTCAAGAGATTCTGAACAAGTAGCATATGACAAGGGATATAAACAAGCTTTAAAAGATTTAGAAGAATTTGTAAATAATAAAAAAACTGCTACTTGCGACAACAAGTAACAGTGACAAACACTTAAGAAAAAATTCATGTTCAATATAAAACGAAACAAGGAGGAAGTCAAGATGTATTACGAAATAGGCAATATTATACGCAAAAATATTCATGTTAACGGATTCGATTTTAAGCTATTAATTTTAAAAGGTCATATGGGCATATCAATACAAGTTAAAGATATGAACAACGTACCAATTAAACATGCTTATGTCGTAGATGAGAATGACTTAGATATGGCATCAGACTTATTCAACCAAGCAATAGATGAATGGATTGAAGAGAACACAGACGAACAGGACAGACTAATTAACTTAGTCATGAGATGGTAGGAGGTCGCTATGAAGCAGACTGTAACTTATCTAATCAAGCATAAAGATGAAAATCTATTTATTACAAACCGACCAACCGAAGTGAACGACACAGTGAAGTATTCAACTGATATGCGAGACGCAAGAGAATTCGACGGACTAGACAAAACTGTTATTGATATGTCTAAGCACAAAGCAATCAAGAAAACAGTGACAGAAACAATTGAGTATGAGGAGGTAGAACATGACTGAGGAAAAACAAGAACCACAAGAAAAAGTAAGCATACTCAAAAAACTAAAGATAAATAATATCGCTGAGAAAAATAAAAGGAAATTCTATAAATTTGCAGTATACGGAAAAATTGGCTCAGGAAAAACCACGTTTGCTACAAGAGATAAAGACGCTTTCGTCATTGACATTAACGAAGGTGGAACAACGGTTACTGACGAAGGATCAGACGTAGAAATCGAGAACTATCAACACTTTGTTTATGTTGTAAATTTTTTACCTCAAATTTTACAGGAGATGAGAGAAAACGGACAAGAAATCAATGTTGTAGTTATTGAAACTATTCAAAAACTTAGAGATATGACATTGAATGATGTGATGAAAAATAAGTCTAAAAAACCAACGTTTAATGATTGGGGAGAAGTTGCTGAACGAATTGTCAGTATGTACAGATTAATAGGAAAACTTCAAGAAGAATACAAATTCCACTTTGTTATTACAGGTCATGAAGGTATCAACAAAGATAAAGATGATGAAGGTAGCACTATCAACCCTACTATCACTATTGAAGCGCAAGAACAAATTAAAAAAGCTATTACTTCTCAAAGTGATGTGTTAGCTAGGGCAATGATTGAAGAATTTGATGATAACGGAGAAAAGAAAGCTAGATATATTCTAAACGCTGAACCTTCTAATACGTTTGAAACAAAGATTAGACATTCACCTTCAATAACAATTAACAATAAGAAATTTGCAAATCCTAGCATTACGGACGTAGTAGAAGCAATTAGAAATGGAAACTAAAAATTAATTAAAAGGACGGTATTTAATTATGAAAATCACAGGACAAGCGCAATTTACTAAAGAAACAAATCAAGAAAAGTTTTATAACGGCTCAGCAGGGTTTCAAGCTGGAGAATTCACAGTGAAAGTTAAAAATATTGAATTCAATGATAGAGAAAATAGATATTTCACAATCGTATTTGAAAATGATGAAGGCAAACAATATAAACATAATCAATTTGTACCGCCGTATAAATATGATTTCCAAGAAAAACAATTGATTGAACTAGTTACTCGATTAGGTATTAAGTTAAATCTTCCTAGCTTAGATTTTGATACCAATGATCTTATTGGTAAGTTTTGTCACTTGGTATTGAAATGGAAATTCAATGAAGATGAAGGTAAGTATTTTACGGATTTTTCATTTATTAAACCTTACAAAAAGGGCGATGATGTTGTTAACAAACCTATTCCGAAGACAGATAAGCAAAAAGCTGAAGAAAATAACGGGGCACAACAACAAACATCAATGTCTCAACAAAGCAATCCATTTGAAAGCAGTGGCCAATTTGGATATGACGACCAAGATTTAGCGTTTTAAGGTGTGGTTTAAATGCAATACATTACAAGATACCAGAAAGACAATGACGGCACTTATTCCGTCGTTGCTACTGGTGTTGAACTTGAACAAAGTCACATTGACTTACTAGAAAACGGATATCCACTAAAAGCAGAAGTAGAGGTTCCGGATAATAAAAAACTATCTATAGAACAACGCAAAAAAATATTCGCAATGTGTAGAGATATAGAACTTCACTGGGGAGAACCGGTGGAATCAATTAGAAAATTATTACAAACAGAATTGGAAATTATGAAAGGTTATGAAGAAATCAGTCTGCGCGACTGTTCTATGAAAGTTGCAAGGGAGTTAATAGAACTGATTATAGCGTTTATGTTTCATCATCAAATACCTATGAGCATAGAAACAAGCAAGTTGTTAAGTGAAGATAAAGCACTATTGTATTGGGCTACAATCAACCGCAACTGTGTAATTTGTGGAAAGCCTCACGCAGACCTAGCGCATTATGAAGCAGTCGGCAGAGGAATGAACAGAAACAAAATGAATCACTACAACAAACATGTATTAGCGTTATGTCGCGAACATCACAACGAGCAACATGCGATTGGCGTTAAGTCGTTTGATGATAAATATCACTTGCATGACTCGTGGATAAAAGTTGATAAGAGGCTCAACAAAATGTTGAAAGGAGAAAAGTGATTTGGATATAAATACATTTAAAAAAGAAGCAAATGTGATGAACTTTTTATTGAGTATGCACAGCAAAATTATTAATGAAGAAAATGAATCAACTATCAGCAGTGAAATTGAGAAAAAAATATTGGAAATACCACTGGCTGATAGTTGGACAGACTATTTACTGTTAAGTAACGAAGAAGTAAACCTTAAGTTAAAAAAGTTGATAATGTTGCATCGCCGAAATCTACAACTGGTAATTGACGAAAAGCATCAAGAAGAGCTTGAAAGAATTCGACCTTCTTTTGATCAAAACTTTGACCCCAATCCTGTGAAAAGATATTCACAAAATTAGAAAGTTTGTATGTGAAGGTTTCGTATGCGTAGTAGTCAGTCTTTACTTTAATCATTTTCAATTCTGTTACTAAAGCCTTATTTAGATAATTTAGACATTCTAAATGGGCATGATTAAATGTATTTTCAGTAAGCGTATACGCGATGTTTAAAGCAGATTTAGCAATCAAAAATAAATCAGATTCCCAAAAGAAAAGGTGAGTTTTATCTAAATGTAATTCCTGTTTTTCAGACATTGTTAATAAACGTTTGAAATTATTTTCCATATTTTCACCCCCAATCTAACGCAGTAGCGATAACAAAATTATAGCAGAAAGGAGATAACGAAATGGCAACATTTAGAGTTTACAAAGAATCAGGCAACTTTGTCACAGTACACAAAGATTTTATACATGATTCTAATATAAGTTGGAAGGCTAAAGGTATTCTACTTTATTTGTTAAGTCGACCTGATAACTGGCAAATTTACGAAACAGAACTAGAGCAACATTCAACTGATGGACTTAGCGGTTTAAAGAGTGGAATCAAAGAACTGGAAGAAATTGGATATATTCAACGTAGTAGAAAACGTGATAAGAGTGGTAGGTTAAATGGTTATGAGTACTTGGTATATGAGCAACCGCACCACATTCGATTTTCCAACGTTGGAAAAACCGTTAACGGTAAAACCAACAATGGAAAAACCGTTAATGGTAAATCGCATACTACTAATAATAATAGTACTAATAATGATTTAACTAATAATAACAATACTAATAATGAAGGAAGTATATTGTCGGGCAACCCGACGGTGTCTTCCATTCCCTATAAAGAAATTATCGAATACTTAAATAAAAAAGCAGGAAAGCATTTTAAACATAATACAGCTAAAACAAAAGATTTTATTAAAGCAAGATGGAATCAAGATTTTAGGTTGGAGGATTTTAAAAAGGTGATTGATATCAAAACAGCTGAATGGTTAAACACGGATAGCGATAAATACCTTAGACCAGAAACACTTTTTGGCAGTAAATTTGAGGGGTACCTCAATCAAAAAATACAACCAACTGGCACGGATCAATTGGAACGCATGAAGTACGACGAAAGTTATTGGGATTAGGGGGACATTATGAAACCACTATTCAGCGAAAAGATAAACGAAAGCTTGAAAAAATATCAACCTACTCATGTCGAAAAGGGATTGAAATGTAAGAGGTGTGGCAGTGAATACGACTTATATAAGTTCGCTCCTACTAAAAAACACCCGAATGGTTACGAGTATAAAGATGGTTGCAAGTGTGAAATTTATGAGGAATATAAGCGAAACAAGCAACGGAAGATAAACAACATATTCAATCAATCAAATGTTAATCCGTCATTAAGAGATGCAACGGTTAACAACTATAAGCCACAAAATGAAAAACAAGTAAAAGCTAAACAAACAGCAATAGAGTATGTACAGGGTTTCTCTACAAAAGAACCAAAATCATTAATATTGCAAGGTTCATATGGAACTGGTAAAAGCCACCTAGCATACGCTATCGCAAAAGCAGTCAAATCTAAAGGGCATACAGTTGCTTTTATGCACATACCAATGTTGATGGATCGTATCAAAGCGACATACAACAAAAATGCAGTTGAAACTACAGACGAGCTAGTCAGATTGCTAAGTGATATTGATTTACTTGTACTAGATGATATGGGTGTAGAAAACACAGAGCACACTTTAAATAAACTTTTCAGCATTGTTGATAACAGAGTAGGTAAAAACAACATCTTTACAACTAACTTTAGTGATAAAGAACTAAATCAAAATATGAACTGGCAACGTATCAATTCAAGAATGAAACACAATGCGAGAAAAGTAAGAGTAATCGGAGACGATTTCAGGGAGCGAGATGCATGGTAACCAAAGAATTTTTAAAAACTAAACTTGAGTGTTCAGATATGTACGCTCAGAAACTCATAGACGAGGCACAGGGCGATGAAAATAGGTTGTACGACCTATTTATCCAAAAACTTGCAGAACGTCATACACGCCCCGCTATCGTCGAATATTAAGGAGTGTTAAAAATGCCGAAAGAAAAATATTACTTATACCGAGAAGATGGCACGGAAGATATCAAAGTCATCAAGTATAAAGACAACGCAAATGAAGTTTATTCGCTTACAGGAGCCCATTTCAGCGACGAAAAGAAAATTATGACTGATAGTGACCTAAAACGATTCAAAGGCGCTCACGGGCTTCTATATGAGCAAGAACTAGGGTTACAAGCAACGATATTTGATATTTAGAGGTGGCACATGGAAATAGAAATTAAATTTAACGAAACGTTTGAGGCACCTATGGGCTCGCCTCGTCCACGCTTTCGTAATACAGGTAGATTTGTTCAAACTTACATGCCTACGTCTTATACAAAGCATAAAGCGTATATACAAGGACAAATGCCTAAGTTGAATCTAGAACATGCACTAAAAATCGAATTAGACTTTTACTTTCCATTGCTTAAATCATGGTCGAAGAAAAAGAAAAGTGAAATGGTTGGACAGTATAAAGTGACTAAGCCGGATATCGATAACTTAATTAAAACAGTATTAGACGCATGTAATGGTCATGTATGGAAAGACGATAACCAAATTACAGAAATAACTAGCTCAAAGCGTTATGGACTAGAACCAAAAATAATCATGCGAGTTGAGGAAGTGATCTAATGCAACAACAAGCATATATAAACGCAACGATTGATATAAGAATACCTACAGAAGTTGAATATCAGCATTTTGATGATGTGGATAACGAAAAAGATGCGCTGGCAGATTACTTATATAACAATCCTGGCGAAATACTAGAGTATGACAATTTAAAAATTAGAAATGTAAATGTAGAGGTGGAATAAATGGCGGGCATAAAAACGAAAGTGAGAATAGACGGTAAATTGATGACGCTTATTGATGTATCGGATAAATACGACATCAAAGTATCGACATTGATTACTAGGTACGACAGAGGGGCGAGGGGGAAAGATTTAATACAAAATGTAGTAAAGCCTAAGAAAGTAAAGGTTGACGGCAAAATGATGACTGTTAGCGAAATAGTTAAAAAGTACAACCTAAGCAAAGGACTAATTAATTACAGGGTAGCAAAAGGGCTAACGGGCGATGCGCTTATTGCGCCACCACAAGAAAAACCCCCTTCTAAATACACTGAATATGAAAATGAGCAGATGAAAAAGAAAGGACTCACGCCCGAAATAGTTAGAAACAGAGTTGCGAAGGGTTGGGAGATGTCGGAAGCAATTGATGCACCTTTCGGCATGAAGCTAAACGACTATAGAGAAATACAAATAACAAAAGCTTTGGAGCGAGAGTGTGAAATGGCTAGGCAACGACGTAAAGAAGCTGAGCTAAGAAGAAAGAAGCCACATTTATTTGATGTACCACAAAAACATTCACGTGATCCGTACTGGTTCGATGTCACTTATAACCAAATGTTCAAGAAATGGAGTGAAGCATAATGAGCATAATTAGTAACAGAAAAGTAGATATGAACGAAATTCAAGACAACGTTAAGCAACCGGCGCATTACACATACGGCGACATTGAAATTATAGATTTTATTGAACAAGTTACGGCGCAGTACCCACCACAATTAGCATTCGCAATAGGTAATGCAATCAAATACTTGTCTAGAGCACCGTTAAAGAATGGTCATGAGGATTTAGCAAAAGCGAAGTTTTATGTCGATAGAGTATTTGATTTGTGGGAGGGGTAACGATGGCAACGCAAAAACAAGTTGATTACGTAATGTCATTACAGGAGCAATTGGAATTAGAAGACTGCGAAAAATATACAGACGAACAAGTTAAAGCAATGAGTCATAAAGAAGTTAGCAATGTGATTGAGAACTATAAGACAAGCATAAGGAATGAAGAACTATATGACGAATGCATGTCGTTTGGACTGCCTAATTGTTAAAAGGAGTGACGTCCATGACAGATAGCGCACGTAAAGAACGCTTAAACCAATTTTTCGGCTCTAAGAGATATCTGTATCAGGATAACGAACGAGTGGCACATATCCATGTAGTAAATGGCACTTATTACTTTCACGGTCATATCGTGCCAGGTTGGCAAGGTGTGAAAAAGACATTTGATACAGCGGAAGAGCTTGAAACATATATAAAGCAAAGTGATTTGGAATATGAGGAACAGAAGCAACTAACTTTATTTTAAAAGGGCGGAAACAATGAAAATCAAAATTGAAAAAGAAATGAGATTAGATGAATTAATTAAATGGGCGCGAGAAAATCCGGATCTATCACAAGGAAAAATATTTTTTTCAACAGGATTTAGTGATGGATTCGTTCGTTTTCATCCAAATACAAATAAGTGTTCGACGTCAAGTTTTATTCCAATTGATATCCCCTTCATAGTTGATATTGAAAAAGAAGTAACGGAAGAGACTAAGTTTGATAGGTTGTTAGAGGTATATGAGATTCAAGAAGGAGTCTATAAATCCGCATTACACAAAGGTATCAGTTTGAACGAACGTTTTGAAGACGACAATATTTTTCCTACTAAAGCATTCTATATCTTAAACGATGACATGACGATGACATTGATTTGGAAAGATGGGGAGTTGGTAGAATGATGTTGAAATTTAAAGCTTGGGATAAAGATAAAAAAGTTATGAGTATTATTGACGAAATCGATTTTAATAGTGGGTACATTTTGATTTCAACAGGTTATAAAAGTTTCAATGAAGTAAAACTATTACAATACACAGGATTTAAAGATGTGCACGGTGTGGAGATTTATGAAGGGGATATTGTTCAAGATTGTTATTCGAGAGAAGTAAGTTTTATCGAGTTTAAAGAAGGAGCCTTTTATATAACTTTTAGCAATGTAACTGAATTACTAAGTGAAAATGACGATATTATTGAAATTGTTGGAAATATTTTTGAAAATGAGATGCTATTGGAGGTTATGAGATGACGTTCACCTTATCAGATGAACAATATAAAAATCTTTGTACTAACTTTAACAAGTTACTAGATAAACTTCACAAAGCATTAAAAGATCGTGAAGAGTACAAGAAGCAACGAGATGAGCTTATTGGGGATATAGCGAAGTTACGAGATTGTAACAAAGAACTGGAGAAGAAAGCAAGCGCATGGGATAGGTATTGCAAGAGTGTTGAAAAAGATTTAATAAACGAATTCGGCAACGATGATGAAAGAGTTAAATTTGGAATGAAATTAAACAATAAAATTTTTATGGAGGATGACACTAATGAATAACCGCGAACAAATCGAACAATCAATTATCAGTGCTAGTGCCTATAACGGTAATGACACAGAGGGATTACTAAAAGAGGTTGAAGACGTGTATAAGAAAGCGCAAGCGTTTGATGAAATACTTGAGGGTTTACCTAATGCTATGCAAGATGCACTCAAAGAAGATATTGAACTTGATGAAGCAGTAGGGATTATGACGAGTCAAGTGGTCTATAAATATGAGGAGGAGCAGGAAAATGACTAACACATTAACAATTGATCAGTTACAAGAGTTATTACAAATACAAAAGGACTTTGACGATAGAATACCAACACTAAATTTACGAGATAGCAAGATTGCGTATGTGGTTGAATTCTTTGAATGGTTTAACACATTGGAAACGTTCAAGAATTGGAAGAAGAAACCAGGTAAACCGTTAGACGTACAGCTAGACGAGTTAGCAGACATGTTAGCGTTTGGATTGAGTATTGCTAATCAACAAGCAGATAACATGGAAGAAATTTTGGGTTATTTAGATGACGGAGATTTTAACGACTATATAGAACGAGTTGAAATCGATTTTAACGATAGTGATGTAGTAGATGAATTTATGTCAACTATAGATGAAATGTATGAAAGTCCATATAGTAGCAACTTATTTTTACCGTTTGCATTAGCGAACAACTACTACACTATCGATCAACTCATTGACGCATACAAAAAGAAAATGAAAAGGAACCACGAAAGACAAGATGGAACAGCAGACGCAGGAAAAGGATACGTGTAAAGACATCTTAGATCGAGTCAAGGAGGTTTTGGGGAAGTGACACAATACTTAGTCACAACATTCAAAGATTCAACAGGACGCAAGCATACACACATAACTAAAGCTAATAGCAATCAAAGGTTTACAGTTGTTGAGGCAGAGAGTAAAGAAGAAGCGAAAGAGAAGTACGAGAAACAAGTTAAAAGGGATGCAATTATTAAAGTGAGTCAGTTATTTGAAAATATAAGGGAGTGTGGGAAATGACGGATGTTAAAATTAAAACTATTTCAGGTGGAGTTTATTTTGTAAAAACAGCTGAACCTTTTGAAAAATATGTTGAAAGAATGACGAGTTTTAATGGTTATATTTACGCAAGTACTATAATCAAGCAACCAACGTATATTAAAACAGATACGATTGAATCAATCACACTTATTGAGGAGCGTGGGAAATGAATCAGCTGAGAATTTTATTACATGACGGTAGTAGTTTGATATTAGATGAAGATGAATTATTTAACGAAATAGTATTTGTTTTGGACAATTTTAGAAATGATGATGACTATTTAACGATAGAAAAAGATTATGGCAGAGAACTTGTATTGAACAAAGGTTATATAGTTGGGATCAATGTTGAGGAGGCAGACGATGATTAATATTCCTAAAATGAAATTCCCGGAAAAGTACACTGAAATAATCAAAAAATATAAAAATAAAACACCTGAAGAAAAAGCTAAGATTGAAGATGATTTCATTAAAGAAATTAATGATAAAGACAGTGAATTTTACAGTCCTATGATGGCTAATATGAATGAACATGAATTAAGGGCTATGTTAAGAATGATGCCTAGTTTAATTGATACTGGAGATGACAATGATGATTAAAAAACTTAAAAATATGGATTGGTTCGATATCTTTATTGTTGGAATACTGCGATTATTCGGCGTAATCGCACTGATGCTTGTTGTCATATCGCCTATCTATACAGTGGCTAGTTACCAAAACAAAGAAGTATATCAAGGGACAATTACAGATAAATATAACAAGAGACAAGATAAAGAAGACAAGTTCTATATTGTGTTAGACAACAAGCAAGTCATCGAAAACTCTGACTTACTATTCAAAAAGAAATTTGATAGCGCAGACATACAAGCTAGGTTAAAAGTAGGCGACAAAGTAGAAGTTAAAACGATTGGTTATAGAATACACTTTTTAAATTTATATCCGGTCTTATACGAAGTAAAGAAGGTAGATAAATAATGATTAAACAAATATTAAGACTATTATTCTTACTAGCGATGTATGAGCTAGGTAAGTATGTAACTGAGCAAGTATATATTATGATGACGGCTAATGATGATGTAGAGGCGCCGAGTGACTTCGCAAAGTTGAGCGATCAGTGTGATTTGATGAGGGCGGAGGTGTCAGAGTAGATGATGTGGTTAATCATAGCAATTATATTACTAGTCATCTTATTGTTTGGCGTGATGTTACAAGCTGAACAGTTAAAAGGCGATTTGAAAGTTAAAGAGCGAGAGATAGAAATATTAAGAAGTAGATTGAGACACTTTGAAGATTAACGGGGGTTAAACAAATGAGTTTGAGAAAATCAACGCAAAGATATTTAGAAAGTGAATTAAGCAATTACAATTACTTCGATAAAGATATAGCGCGTGTAAGAGATGAAGTTTTAAACCCGTGGAGTCAACAAGATACTAATATCGGTGGAGATAGGGTGCAAAGCAATGTAAGTGTAACTGAAATAAAAGCTATTAGAGTTGTTAATGATAGAAGATTATCGCAATTGGCCAGAATGAAATCGGCTATAGAGGTTGTATATAATCATAGCACTACAGAAACTCAAAAACTTATGGAACTTTATTATTTTAAAAAGCCTAGAACATTAAATTTAACTGGTGTAGCTCAAGAAATAAATGTAAGTAAATCTACCGCTTATGATATGAGGAAAGATATATTAGTTAGGTTAGCTGATGAATTAGGTATAATACATTAAGTTTGGAAAAAGTCTGGAAAAATAACGTCACTTTCGGTGTTAATATGATAGCGTAAGATATTGACTATCTTACTGCGTTTCCCTTATCGCAATTAGGAATAAAGGATCTATGTGGGTTGGCTGATTATAGCCAATCCCTTTTTTAATTTTAAAAAGCGTATAGCGCGAGAGTTGGTGGTAAATGAAATGAACGAAAAACAAAAGAGATTCGCAGATGAATATATAATGAATGGATGTAATGGTAAAAAAGCAGCAATTTCAGCAGGTTATAGTAAGAAAACAGCAGAGTCTTTAGCAAGTCGATTGTTAAGAAATGTTAATGTTTCGGAATATATTAAAGAACGATTAGAACAGATACAAGAAGAGCGTTTAATGAGTATTACAGAAGCTTTAGCGTTATCTGCTTCTATTGCTAGAGGAGAACCTCAAGAGGCTTACAGTAAGAAATATGACCATTTAAACGATGAAGTGGAAAAAGAGGTTACTTACACAATCACACCAACTTTTGAAGAGCGTCAGAGATCTATTGACCACATACTAAAAGTACATGGTGCGTATATCGATAAAAAAGAAATTACTCAGAAGAATATTGAGATTAATATTGGTGAGTACGATGACGAAAGTTAAATTAAACTTTAACAAACCATCTAATGTTTTCAACAGAAACATATTCGAAATACTAACCAATTACGATAACTTCACTGAAGTGCATTACGGTGGAGGTTCGAGCGGTAAGTCTCACGGCGTTATACAAAAAGTTGTACTTAAAGCATTGCAAGACTGGAAATATCCTAGGCGTATACTATGGCTTAGAAAAGTCCAATCAACAATTAAAGATAGTTTATTCGAAGATGTCAAAGATTGTTTGATAAACTTCGGTATTTGGGACATGTGCCTTTGGAATAAGACTGATAACAAAGTTGAATTGCCAAACGGCGCAGTTTTTTTGTTTAAAGGATTAGATAACCCAGAGAAAATAAAGTCGATAAAAGGCATATCAGACATAGTCATGGAAGAAGCGTCTGAATTCACACTAAATGATTACACGCAATTAACGTTGCGTTTGAGGGAGCGTAAACACGTGAATAAGCAAATATTTTTGATGTTTAACCCAGTATCTAAACTGAATTGGGTTTATAAGTATTTCTTTGAACATGGTGAACCAATGGAAAATGTCATGATTAGACAATCTAGTTATCGAGATAATAAGTTTCTTGATGAAATGACACGACAAAACTTAGAGTTGTTAGCAAATCGTAATCCAGCATATTACAAAATTTATGCGTTAGGTGAATTTGCTACACTAGACAAATTGGTTTTCCCTAAGTATGAAAAACGTTTAATAAATAAAGATGAGTTAAGACATTTACCTTCTTATTTTGGATTGGACTTTGGCTACGTTAATGATCCTAGTGCTTTTATACATTCTAAAATAGATGTAAAGAAAAAGAAGTTATACATCATTGAAGAGTATGTTAAACAAGGTATGCTGAATGATGAAATAGCTAATGTCATAAAGCAACTTGGTTATGCTAAAGAAGAAATTACAGCAGATAGTGCAGAACAAAAAAGTATAGCTGAATTAAGGAATCTAGGGCTTAAAAGGATTTTACCAACCAAAAAAGGGAAGGGCTCGGTTGTACAAGGGTTACAATTCTTAATGCAATTTGAAATCATTGTTGATGAACGTTGTTTCAAGACTATTGAAGAGTTTGACAACTACACATGGCAAAAGGACAAAGATACAGGTGAATATACCAATGAACCAGTAGATACATACAATCATTGTATCGATTCGTTGCGTTATTCAGTAGAACGATTCTACAGACCGGTTAGAAAACGCACAAATCTCAGTTCGAAAGTTGACACAATAAAATCTCTAGGATTATAGGAGGGAACAAATGTTAAAAGTAAACGAATTTGAAACAGATACAGATCTACGGGGAAACATAAATTACTTATTTAATGATGAAGCCAATGTTGTTTACACATATGACGGGACGGAATCCGATTTATTACAAAACGTTAATGAAGTAAGTAAATACATTGAACATCACATGGATTACCAACGACCTAGATTGAAAGTGTTAAGTGATTATTACGAAGGTAAAACTAAGAACTTAGTTGAGTTAACACGACGCAAGGAAGAGTACATGGCAGATAACCGTGTAGCGCATGATTACGCATCTTATATTAGCGATTTTATCAACGGCTATTTCTTGGGTAATCCAATTCAATATCAAGATGATGACAAAGATGTATTAGAAGCTATTGAGGCGTTCAATGATTTAAATGATGTTGAGTCACACAATAGATCTTTAGGATTAGATTTGTCAATTTATGGCAAAGCTTATGAGTTAATGATTAGAAACCAAGATGATGAAACGCGTTTATACAAGAGTGATGCAATGAGTACTTTTGTCATATACGACAATACAATTGAACGTAATAGTATCGCAGGCGTTAGATATTTAAGAACTAAACCAATAGACAAGACTGACGAAGATGAAGTGTTTACAGTTGATTTATTCACTTCACACGGTGTTTATAGATATCTTACCAGTAGAACAAATGGATTGAAGCTCACACCACGTGAAAACGGTTTTGAATCACACTCTTTCGAACGTATGCCTATTACAGAATTTAGCAACAACGAAAGAAGAAAAGGGGATTATGAGAAAGTAATCACTTTAATTGATTTGTATGATAATGCTGAATCAGATACTGCTAACTATATGAGTGATTTAAATGACGCTATGTTACTTATTAAAGGTAATTTAAATTTAGATCCTGTAGAAGTTAGAAAACAAAAGGAAGCTAACGTGTTGTTTTTAGAACCGACTGTTTACGCTGATAGCGAAGGTAGAGAAACAGAAGGCTCTGTTGATGGTGGTTATATTTATAAGCAATACGATGTACAAGGTACCGAAGCTTATAAAGACCGTTTAAACAGTGATATACACATGTTTACCAACACGCCTAACATGAAAGATGATAACTTTAGCGGCACTCAATCGGGCGAGGCAATGAAATACAAATTATTCGGATTAGAACAACGTACTAAAACTAAAGAAGGATTGTTCACTAAAGGACTAAGACGTCGTGCTAAGTTGTTAGAGACAATACTAAAAAATACACGGTCAATTGACGTAAGCAAAGATTTTAATACTGTTAGATACGTATACAACAGAAACTTACCTAAGTCGTTAATTGAAGAATTAAAGGCTTATATTGATTCTGGTGGGAAGATTAGTCAAACAACTTTAATGTCTCTATTCTCTTTCTTCCAAGACCCTGAATTAGAAGTTAAGAAAATCGAAGAAGACGAGAAAGAATCTATTAAAAAAGCTCAAAAAAATATGTATCAAGACCCTAGAAACATCAATGACGATGAACAAGACGATAGCACAAAAGATTCTATCGATAAAAAGGAATGATTGTAATTGCCTAACAAAAACACTCAAGAATATTGGGAAGAACGCGGACGCAAAGCAATCGAGAATGAGTTGAAGCGGGATAAAAGTAAAGCTGAAGAAATAGAACGTATATTGAATATGATGATTAAGCGCATTGAAAAAGAAATCAATGCGTTTATTGTTAAGTACGGAGATTTTGCAGGCGTTACATTACAAGAAGCAAAAAAGATTATTGATGAGTTCGATGTAAAAGCGTTTCAAGAAGAAGCAAAAAGATTGGTCGAAAACAAGGACTTTAGCGATAGAGCAAATGAAGAATTAAAGAAGTATAACACTAAGATGTATGTATCTAGAGAACAGATGTTAAAGATTCAAATAGAATTCTTAATTGCTTATGCAACAGCTCAAACAGAATTATCGATGAGGGAATATTTCGAATCAACAGCTTATCGTGTGTTCAGTGATCAAGCGGGTATTTTAGGTGAAGGTGTACAAGTAGCTAAAGAAGTTATAGATACAATCGTTGATACACAATTTCATGGTGTCGTTTGGTCAGAGCGATTATGGACTAATACCGAAGCAATGAAACAAGAAGTAGAAGAAATAATTGCTAATGTAGTTATTAGAGGTCGACATCCTAATGAATATGTTAAAGATATGCGCAAGCACTTAAATAAATTCGAAGGCACAGCACGACAAAAGACCGCAGCAATTAAATCATTGCTTTATACGGAATCGGCACGTGTTCACGCACAATCAAGCATTGACAGCATGAAAGAAATTTCACCGGAAGGATATTATATGTATATTGCAAAAATCGATAATAGAACAACTAAAGTATGCAAAGGGCTTAATGGAGAAATATTCAAAGTTAAAGACGCTAAAATTGGTGTTAATTTCTATCCTATGCATATCAATTGTCGTTCAGATTGCGCTTTACTACCTAAATCTATGTGGCCGAAAAAACCAAGCAAGAAACGAAAAACAAAATGCTTCGGAGGGAAAGTGAAAATCGGTGATTGATTTAAAAGTAAAGTTTTTTAAAGGCAAGTTAGTTTTGTATGACAGTAAATTAAATGTTTGGAGGATACTAATATGAGTAATACTGACAAATACCTTAGAGACATAGCAAGAGAATTAAAAGGTATACTTAAAGAGTTACAAAAGCGAAACGAAACAGTTATTATTGATGCAAACTTAGACAGTGTAAGGTCGGCAGTATTAGCCGATAAAGAAAAATCGAAATATAATGAACCTCTCTTTTAATAGCTAGCACTTAATTGTGTTGGCTATTTTTTATGTCCAAACCATGCTTATGACAATAAAAGGTGCAAGCGTTACAGCCCGAACCATGTATGGCTTAAAACTAATCAAGAGTAAATAAATGAGGTGTAAAAACTATGGATATCCAAGAGAAGTTAAAACTCAAATTACAGTTTTTTGCTGAAGAATCAGATGGAGATAATGGAAAATTAAAAGATAACAACGATGATGAAGGCAAAGACAAACAAGACAAAAAGACTAATTCAGAAGAAGAAATAGAAAAAAGACTACAAGAAGAATATAACAAGCGTCTTAAAGAAGAATTAAGTCGTCGTATGAAGCAGAAAGAAAAAGAGAAACAAGAAGCTGTTGATGAAGCTAAACGATTAGCAAAAATGAACAAAGATCAAATCGCTGAATATGAACGCGAACAAATGGAAAAAGAGCTGGAACAATTACGTTCAGAAAAACAATTAAACGAAATGCGTTCAGAAGCACGAAAAATGTTGAGTGAAGCGGAAGTTGATTCATCAGATGAGGTTGTTAATTTAGTTGTAACAGATACTGCTGAACAAACTAAATTGAATGTTGAAGCTTTTTCTAATGCAGTAAAAAAAGCGGTTAATGAAGCGGTTAAGGTTAACGCTAGACAATCGCCATTGACTGGTGGAGATTCATTTAATCACTCGACTAAAAATAAACCGCAAAACTTAGCTGAAATAGCTAGACAAAAAAGAATTATTAAAAATTAACGGAGGCATTTAAATGGAACAAACACAAAAATTAAAATTAAATTTGCAACATTTTGCGAGTAACAATGTTAAACCGCAAGTATTTAACCCTGATAATGTAATGATGCACGAAAAGAAAGATGGCACGTTGATGAATGAATTCACAACGCCCATCTTACAAGAGGTTATGGAAAACTCTAAAATTATGCAATTAGGTAAGTACGAACCAATGGAAGGTACTGAGAAGAAGTTTACTTTTTGGGCTGATAAACCAGGTGCTTACTGGGTAGGTGAAGGTCAAAAAATCGAAACATCTAAAGCTACATGGGTTAATGCTACTATGAGAGCGTTTAAATTAGGGGTTATCTTACCTGTAACAAAAGAATTCTTGAATTACACTTATTCACAGTTCTTTGAAGAAATGAAACCTATGATTGCTGAAGCTTTCTATAAAAAGTTTGACGAGGCAGGTATTTTGAATCAAGGTAACAATCCATTCGGTAAATCAATTGCGCAATCAATTGAAAAAACTAATAAGGTTATTAAAGGTGACTTCACACAAGATAACATTATTGATTTAGAGGCATTACTTGAAGATGACGAATTAGAAGCAAATGCGTTTATCTCAAAAACACAAAACAGAAGCTTGTTACGTAAAATTGTAGATCCTGAAACGAAAGAACGTATTTATGACCGTAACAGTGATTCGTTAGACGGTCTACCTGTGGTTAATCTTAAATCAAGTAACTTAAAACGTGGTGAATTAATCACTGGTGACTTCGACAAATTGATTTATGGTATCCCTCAATTAATAGAATACAAAATCGATGAAACCGCACAATTATCTACAGTTAAAAACGAAGATGGCACACCTGTAAACTTGTTTGAACAAGACATGGTGGCATTACGTGCAACTATGCATGTAGCATTGCATATCGCTGATGATAAAGCGTTTGCTAAGTTAGTTCCTGCTGACAAAAGAACAGATTCAGTTCCAGGAGAAGTTTAATAAATAATTAGGAGTGGTAACATGCCCGAAATCATTGGAATTGTTAAAGTAGATTTTACAGATTTAGAAGATAACAGACATGTCTATATGAAAGGGCATGTCTACCCTCGCAAAGGTTATGATCCTACAGATGAACGTATCAAAGCTTTAGCTAGTGTTGAAAATAAACGCAACGAACAAATGATTTACATTGTAAATGACAAATTAACCAAAAAAGAACTTGTCGAAATAGCAAGTGTTGCTGGCTTACAAGTTGATGAAAAACAAACAAAAGCTGAAATTATCAACACTTTTGAGTCGCTAGAGTAGGTGGTTATATGACTACGCTAGCTGATGTAAAAAAACGTATTGGTCTTAAAGATGAAAAGCAAGATGAACAATTAGAGGAAATTATAAAAAGTTGTGAAAGCCAGTTGTTATCAATGTTACCTATTGAAGTTGAACAAATACCGGAAAGGTTTAGTTACATGATTAAAGAAGTTGCAGTTAAACGCTACAACAGGATTGGTGCTGAAGGTATGACATCAGAAGCGGTTGACGGACGTAGCAATGCGTATGAATTGAACGATTTCAAGGAGTATGAAGCTATTATTGATAATTACTTTAATGCTAGAACGAGAACTAAAAAAGGAAGGGCTGTGTTCTTTTGAGATATGAAGATAGAGTTATTTTTCAATTAGAACAAGTAGCAACTTACAATCCTAAAACTAGCAAAAAAGAAAACGCACTAATCACTTATGATGCGATACCATGCAATATTAACCCCATTTCTAGAGCAAGAAAGCAACTTGAATTTGGCGATGTAAAAAACGATGTAAGTGTCCTGAGGATAAAAGAATCCATATCTTCCCCTGTTAGCCACGTGTTAATTAATGGTATTCGCTACAAGATAGTTGATACAAGGACATACAGACACGAAACGTCATATTATATCGAAGAGGTCAATTGATGAATATAGATGGATTAGACGCACTGTTAAACCAATTTCACGATATGAAAACCAACATTGATGATGATGTAGATGATATTTTATTAGACAAAGCTAAAGAATACGTAGTAAGAGCTAAATTAAAGGCTAGAGAAGTAATGAATAAGGGTTATTGGACTGGTAATTTATCACGCAATATCAGATATAAAAAAACTGGCGATTTGCAATACACTATCACATCGCATGCGGCTTATAGTGGTTTCTTAGAGTTTGGTACTCGATACATGGAGGCAGAACCTTTTATGTGGCCAGTATATGAGGTAATAAGAAAATCAACTGTAGAAGAATTGAAAGCGTTGTTTGAATAGGAGATAAAAGCATGACACCGAACTTACAACTTTATAATAAAGCGTATGAAACGCTACAAGGATATGGATTCCCTGTTATTTCTCGTAAAGAGATGCAACAAGAGATTCCGTATCCTTTTTTTGTAATAAAAATGCCGGAGTCAAACAGAAGTAAATACACGTTTGATAGTTATTCTGGTGACACGAATTTAGTTATTGATATTTGGAGTGTAAGTGATGATTTAGGACATCATGACGGACTTGTTAAAAGATGTATTGATGATTTAACACCTAGCGTTAAAACAAACGATTATGACTTTGAAGAAGATGATACTAACATCACACAGTTAGTTGATGATACTACCAATCAAGAATTGCTACACACATCAGTAACGATATCTTACAAAACATTTTAAAAAACGGAGGAATATTGAATGGCAAATATGAAAAATAGTAATGATCGTATTATTTTATTTAGAAAAGCTGGCGAAAAAGTAGATGCTACTAAAATGCTTTTTTTAACTGAATACGGCTTATCACATGAAGCTGATACAGATACAGAGGATACAATGGACGGTTCTTATAACACTGGTGGTTCTGTTGAGTCAACAATGTCTGGTACTGCTAAAATGTTTTATGGTGACGATTTTGCAGATGAAATTGAAGATGCAGTTGTAGATCGCGTATTGTATGAAGCTTGGGAAGTTGAAAGTAGAATACCAGGCAAAAATGGGGATTCCGCTAAATTTAAAGCGAAATATTTCCAAGGTTTCCACAATAAATTTGAATTAAAAGCAGAAGCTAACGGTATTGATGAATATGAATATGAATATGGAGTGAATGGTCGTTTCCAACGTGGATTTGCAACACTACCTGAGGCTGTAACAAAGAAACTTAAGGCGACTGGATACAGATTCCACGACACTACAAAAGCAGATGCATTAACTGGCGAAGATTTAACAGCAATTCCACAACCTAAAGTAGATTCACCACCGGTTGCACCAAGAGAGGTATAAAAATAGGGCGTTAAGCCCTTTTTATTTTGTTTAAATTAATTATGAATGGAGATTTTAAGTTATGAATGTAGAAATTAACGGAAAGTCATTAGAATTAAGTTTTGGTTTTAAATTTTTAAGAGAAATCGATAACCGATTAGGTTTAAAAGTTGAACAAGCTTCTATCGGTCAAGGTGTATCAATGTTGCCTGTAGGTTTAGAAAGTGGAAATCCGGTTGTGATTGGCGAAGTTTTAATCGCAGCTACATCTCACTTAAAAAAACAAGCAATTACTATTAATAACATTGATGAAGCATTAGATGAAATCGCAGAAAATATCGGACTAGAAGAATTCGGTTCGGATATTTTAACGGAGTTGGGAAAGCGACCTATGACCCGAAACCTAGTCGAAGTAGTGGAAACGGAAGAAAAACCAGCGGAAGCCTAATAACTTACGACAGAATCGTTATAACTTGTATGTCAACACTTGGTATTACAGATTTGAACGTTATTGAGCAAATGACATTAACAGAATATAACTATCGAATGTATGCGAAAGAATATGAAATGCTAACCCAAGAATTCGAACGTTACAAACTTGCGTTTGCTATTCGTGACGCGGCAGCTACTAAAAACGTTGGTACAGAAAATAAACCTAAAGAGGAATATGTTTTTAACAACGCAAACGACGTATTGCCTTATGAAGAAAATATCCAACGGCTTAACGAAGGTAAAGATATAAGGTTTAGTAGTGAACGTGATGAATACGAACCACAAAATAATGAATTCTTTAAAGTTATAGCAGAATTTAATAAGCAATAGAAAGAGAGGTGTTAATGTGACGGAATATAAAATTAAAGCGACTATTGAAGCTAGTGTAGCCAAATTCAAAAGGCAAATTGATAGTGCGGTTAAGGCAGTGCAAAAATACAAGCGTACAGCTGATAAGACTAAAGATGTTGAATTAAGTGCTAATGATAAAAAATTACAAAAAACTATCAAGGTTGCTAAGAAGACTTTAGATTCGTTCGGTAATGAAAAAGCAAAAGCTAAATTAGATGCTAAAATAGAAGATCTGAAACAAAAAGTATTAGAAGCAAGTTTTGAATTAAATCAATTAGATTCAAAAGAAGTTACACCAGAAGTTAAGTTAGAAAAACAAAAGTTAATTAAAGATATCACTGAAACAGAAGCTAAGTTATCCGAACTGGAAAAGAAACGTGTCAATATTGACGTCAATGCTGATAACAGTAAATTTAATCGAGTGTTAAAAGTATCTAAAGCTAGTCTTGAAGCGTTAAATAGGTCTAAAGCAAAAGCTGTTATAGACGTGGACAATAGTGTTGCTAACTCTAAAATCAAACGTACTAAAGAAGAGCTTAAGAGTATTCCGAACAAAACTAGATCTCGACTTAATGTAGATACAAGGCTTTCTATACCAACAATCTATGCATTTAAAAAATCCTTAGACGCATTACCAAACAAAAAAACAACGAAGGTAGATGTCGATACTAATGGTTTAAAGAAAGCTTATACCTACATAATAAAATCAAACGACAATTTCCAAAGACAGATGGGGAATTTAGCTAATATGTTCCGTGTGTTCGGCACTGTAGGTTCTAATATGGTTGGTGGATTATTAACTTCATCTTTTAGTATCTTAATACCTGTAATAGCGAGCGTAGTACCTGTAGTGTTCGCGCTATTAAACGCTATCAAAGTATTAACTGGTGGCGTACTTGCTTTAGGTGGTGCTGTAGCAATAGCGGGAGCTGGATTTGTAGCGTTTGGCGCAATGGCTATCAGCGCTATAAAAATGCTTAACGACGGAACTTTACAAGCTAGTTCGGCAACAAACGAATACAAAAAAGCTTTAGATGGTGTAAAGTCAGCTTGGACTGACATTATAAAACAAAATCAATCAGCTATATTCACATCTTTAGCAAATGGTTTAAACACCGTTAAAACAGCAATGCAGAGCTTACAACCGTTTTTCAGCGGTATTTCAAGAGGAATGGAAGAGGCGTCTCAAAGCGTGCTTAAATGGGCTCAAAACAGCGGTGTAGCATCAAGGTTCTTCAACATGATGAATACAACTGGTGTTTCGGTATTTAACAAACTATTAAGTGCTGCAGGCGGTTTCGGTGACGGATTAGTCAATGTATTCACACAATTAGCACCACTGTTTCAATGGTCGGCTGATTGGTTGGATAGATTAGGTCAATCTTTCTCTAATTGGGCTAATAGTGCAGCTGGAGAAAATTCGATAACTCGATTTATTGAATACACAAAAACAAACTTACCTGTCATTGGTAATATTTTTAAAAATGTGTTCGTTGGAATTAATAATCTAATGAATGCATTCAGCGGATCATCAACTGGAATTTTTCAATCTCTTGAACAAATGACGGCTAAGTTTAGAGAATGGTCTGAACAAGTTGGCCAATCTCAAGGCTTCAAAGACTTTGTCAGTTATGTACAAACAAATGGTCCACTAATAATGCAATTAATTGGAAACATCGCAAGAGGATTAGTTGCATTCGCAACAGCAATGGCTCCTATAGCTAGTGCAGTATTACGCGTTGCAGTAGCAATAACTGGTTGGATAGCTAACTTGTTTGAGGCGCATCCAGCTACAGCACAATTAGTTGGTGTCATTATAACTTTAGTTGGTGCATTTAGATTTTTAATACCAATTATTTTAGCGGTATCAAACTTTATGGGCGGCGGATTAATAGGTAGAATCATTGCATTAGTAAGTAAGTTCGGTTTATTAAGAGCGGGATTAACAATTTTAAAAGGTGCGTTCATGTTATTGAAAGGACCATTAAAAATTATATCAGTTATATTCCAATTGTTATTCGGTAAGATTGGATTAATTAGAAATGCTATCACAGGACTTGTAACTGTGTTTGGTATTTTAGGTGGTCCAATAACGATAGTTATTGGTGTAATCGCTGCATTAATAGCTATATTTGTTTTATTGTGGAATAAAAATGAAGGATTCAGAAACTTTATTATAAATGCTTGGAATGCGATAAAAACATTTATGGTTACAGTTTGGAATGTGTTGAAAACTGTAGCTTCGGTTGTATGGAATGCTATTTTAAAAGCTATCACTACAGCAGTAACTAATGTATACAATTTTATAATGATTGTTTGGAATCAAATAGTCGCTTATTTACAAGGGTTATGGAATGGAATTATCGCTATTGCAACAACGGTATGGAACCTTTTAGTTACAATCATCACAACTGTTTTCACGACGATAATGACAATAGTTATGACGATATGGACAGCTATTTGGACATTCTTAAGTACAATCTGGAACACGATAATTACAATCGCTACTACGATTTGGAATTTGTTAGTCACTGTAATAACTACTGTGTTTACAACAATCATGACTATCGCAATGACAATTTGGAATGCTATTTGGACGTTCTTACAAACGTTGTGGAACACTATAGTTACTGTGGCAACTAAGGTTTGGAACGCTATCACTACAGCTATATCTACTGCGTTACAAGCGGCATGGAGTTTTATTTCTAATATATGGAATACGATTTGGAGTTTCTTATCTAGTATATTAACGACAATTTGGAATAAAGTTGTAAGCATATTCACACAAGTTGTATCAACTATATCAGACAAAATGTCTCAAGCTTGGAACTTCATTGTCACTAAAGGTATGCAATGGGTATCTACTATAACAAGTACGCTAATTAACTTTGTTAATAGAGTTGTTCAAGGATTCGTTAATGTTGTAAACAAAGTTAGTCAAGGTATGACAAATGCAGTAAATAAAGTTAAAAGCTTTGTGGATGACTTTGTATCAGCAGGTGCTGATATGATCCGTGGTTTGATGAGAGGTATTGGTAATATGGCTAGAGACTTAGCTGAAAAAGCAGCTAGTGTAGCAAAAGGTGCTTTAAATGCAGCCAAAAGAGCGCTAGGTATTCACTCACCTTCACGTGAATTCATGGATGTTGGTATGTATTCAATGCTAGGTTTCGTTAAAGGTATAGATAATCATTCAAGTAAAGTTATCCGTAATGTTTCTAATGTTGCAGATAAAGTAGTTGATGCATTTCAACCTACATTAAACGCACCTGACATTTCTAGTATTACAGGAAACTTAAGTAATTTAGGTGGAAATATAAATGCGCAAGTACAACACACACATTCTATTGAAACATCACCGAACATGAAAACTGTTAAAGTGGAATTCGATGTCAATAACGATGCGCTTACTAGTATTGTTAACGGCAGAAATGCTAAACGCAATTCTGAGTATTACTTATAAAGGAGGTTACAAATGGACATAGAATTAACAAAAAAAGATGGTACTGTAATCAAATTAAGTGAATACGGGTTTATCGTTAACGATATAGTAATTGATAGCATGCAAATCAACACAAAGTATCAAGACAAAGAAAATATGAACGGTCGTATATTAATGGGGAGCAATTATATCAGTAGAGATATAGTTGTTCCTTGTTTTTGTAAAGTTAAAAATCGTTCAGACATTGCTTATATGCGAGATATGTTGTATTCGTTAACGACAGACATAGAACCTATGTATTTACGAGAAATAAGAAGAAAAGAAGAGTTGAATTACAGGTTTACTCAACCAACTTCTGATGATTACGTGAAATTAGATAAAAACAACTTCCCGGATTATGAATATTCAAGACACGATCAACAAATTTATGTAAATGGTAAACAGTATAAAGTTATTTTTAACGGAGTTATAAACCCTAAACAAAAAGGTAATAAAGTTTCTTTTGAACTAAAATTCGAAACTACAGAATTACCATACGGTGAAAGTATTGGAACAAGCCTAGAGTTAGAAGAAAACAAAAAGGTTGGATTGTGGTCGTTTGATTTTAATATTGATTGGCATGCAGGCGGAGACAAAAGAAAGTATACATTTGAAAATTTGAGCAAAGGTACAGTTTACTATCATGGTAGTGCTCCTAACGACCAATTCAACATGTATAAAAAGATAACAATTATTTTAGGCGAAGATACAGAATCGTTTGTATGGAATTTAACGCATGCTGAAATAATGAAAATCGAAGGGATCAAACTAAAAGCTGGAGACAGAATTGTTTATGATAGCTTCCGAGTTTATAAAAACGGTGTTGAAATAAGTACCGAAACGAATATAGCCCAACCAAAATTTAAATACGGAGCTAATAAATTTGAGTTTAATCAAACGGTACAAAAAGTTCAGTTTGATTTGAAATTTTATTATAAGTAGGTGTCAGAATGACAATAACTATTAAACCACCTAAAGGTAATGGCGCACCTGTACCAGTAGAAACAACTTTAGTAAAAAAAGTTAATGCTGACGGTGTATTAACTTTTGATATTCTAGAAAATAAATATACTTATGAAGTTATTAACGCTATAGGGAAAAGATGGATTGTTAGTCATGTCGAAGGTGAAAACGACAAGAAAGAATATGTAATAACTGTCATTGATAGGAAATCAGAAGGCGACAGACAACTGGTTGAATGTACTGCTAGAGAGATTCCTATAGACAAGTTAATGATTGATAGGATTTATGTTAATGTAACAGGATCTTTTACAGTAGAAAGATATTTTAACACTGTGTTTCAAGGTACTGGAATGCTTTTTGAAGTCGAAGGTAAGGTTAAGTCTTCGAAGTTTGAAAATGGTGGTGAAGGCGACACAAGGTTAGAAATGTTTAAAAAGGGATTAGAACATTTCGGTTTAGAATATAAAATAACGTATGACAAAAAGAAAGACAGATATAAGTTTGTATTGACGCCTTTTGCAAATCAAAAAGCGTCTTATTTTATTTCTGACGAAGTCAACGCCAACGCTATAAAACTCGAGGAAGATGCAAGTGATTTCGCCACCTTCATTAGAGGATATGGTAATTATTCAGGAGAAGAAACATTCGAACACGCTGGGCTCGTAATGGAAGCTAGAAGTGCATTAGCTGAAATATACGGCGACATCCACGCAGAACCATTTAAAGATGGTAAAGTGACTGACCAAGAAACTATGGATAAAGAATTACAATCGAGATTGAAAAAGTCGTTAAAACAATCTTTGTCTTTGGACTTTTTGGTGTTAAGAGAATCATATCCAGAAGCAGACCCACAACCCGGAGACATAGTACAAATAAAATCTACCAAACTAGGTTTGAATGATTTAGTACGTATAGTACAAGTTAAAACGATTAGGGGTATAAACAATGTAATTGTTAAGCAAGATGTAACGCTTGGTGAGTTTAATCGAGAACAACGATACATGAAAAAAGTTAATACTGCAGCTAACTATGTTTCTGGATTAAATGATGTTAACCTTTCTAATCCTAGTAAAGCGGCAGAAAACTTGAAGTCTAAAGTAGCGTCAATAGCTAAATCAACACTCGATTTGATGAGTAGAACTGATTTGATTGAAGATAAACAACAGAAGGTAAGCTCTAAAACTGTGACTACATCTGACGGCACTATCGTTCATGATTTTATAGATAAATCAAACATTAAAGATGTAAAAACAATTGGAACGATTGGCGATTCTGTAGCTAGAGGATCACATGCGAAAGCAAATTTCACTGAAATGTTAGGCAATAAATTAAAAGCCAAAACAACAAACCTTGCAAGAGGTGGCGCTACAATGGCAACAGTTCCAATAGGTAAAGAAGCGGTAGAAAACAGCATTTATAGACAAGCAGAGCAAATAAGAGGAGACCTAATCATATTACAAGGTACAGATGATGACTGGTTACATGGTTATTGGGCAGGCGTACCGATAGGCACTGATAAAACCGACACTAAAACGTTTTACGGCGCCTTTTGTTCTGCAATTGAAGTTATCAGGAAAAATAATCCAGCTTCAAAAATACTTGTAATGACAGCTACTAGGCAATGCCCTATGAGTGGTACAACGATACGCCGTAAAGATACGGACAAAAACAAACTAGGGTTAACTTTAGAGGATTATGTCAATGCTCAGATATTGGCTTGTAGTGAATTGGATGTACCAGTATATGATGCCTATCATACAGATTATTTTAAGCCATATAATCCAGCGTTCAGAAAATCAAGTATGCCAGACGGATTGCATCCGAACGAGAGGGGTCATGAAGTTATTATGTACGAACTTATTAAAAATTATTACCAGTTTTACGGATAGAAAAGGAGGAAGACATGGATAACAAATTAATTACAGACTTAAGTAGAGTCTTTGACTACAGATATGTAGATGAAAATGAGTATAACTTTAAAATTATTTCAGACATGCTGACGGATTTTAATTTCTCTCTTGAATACCATAGAAATAAAGAGGTATTTGCACATAATGGAGAGCAAATAAAGTATGAGCATTTAAATGTCACAAGTAGCGTCTCTGATTTTTTAACGTATTTAAACGGTCGATTTAGCAACATGGTACTAGGTCATAACGGCGACGGTATCAACGAAGTAAAAGACGCGCGCGTTGATAATACAGGTTATGGTCATAAGACATTGCAAGATCGTTTGTATCATGATTATTCAACACTAGATGCTTTCACTAAAAAGGTTGAGAAAGCTGTAGATGAACACTATAAAGAATATCGAGCGACAGAATACCGATTCGAACCAAAAGAGCAAGAACCGGAATTCATCACAGATTTATCGCCATATACTAACGCAGTAATGCAATCATTTTGGGTAGACCCTAGAACGAAAATTATTTATATGACGCAAGCTCGTCCAGGTAATCATTACATGTTATCTAGATTGAAGCCCAACGGACAATTTATTGATAGATTGCTTGTTAAAAACGGCGGTCACGGTACACACAATGCGTATAGATACATTGATGGAGAATTATGGATTTATTCAGCTGTATTGGACAGTAACAAAAACAACAAGTTTGTACGTTTCCAATATAGAACTGGAGAAATAACTTATGGTAATGAAATGCAAGATGTCATGCCGAATATATTTAACGACAGATATACGTCAGCGATTTATAATCCGGTAGAAAATTTAATGATTTTTAGACGTGAATATAAACCCACTGAAAGACAACTTAAGAATTCGTTGAACTTTGTTGAGGTTAGAAGTGCTGACGATATTGATAAAGGTATAGACAAAGTATTGTATCAAATGGATATACCTATGGAATACACTTCAGATACACAACCTATGCAAGGTATCACTTATGATGCAGGTATCTTATATTGGTATACAGGTGATTCGAATACAGCCAACCCTAACTACTTACAAGGTTTCGATATAAAAACAAAAGAATTGTTATTTAAACGACGTATCGATATTGGCGGTGTGAATAATAACTTTAAAGGAGACTTCCAAGAAGCTGAGGGTCTAGATATGTATTACGATCTAGAAACAGGACGCAAAGCGCTTTTAATAGGGGTAACTATTGGACCTGGTAACAACAGACATCACTCAATTTATTCCATCGGCCAAAGAGGTGTTAACCAATTCTTAAAAAACATTGCACCTCAAGTATCGATGACTGATTCAGGCGGACGTGTTAAACCGTTACCAATACAGAACCCAGCATATCTAAGTGATATTACGGAAGTTGGTCATTACTATATCTATACGCAAGACACACAAAATGCGTTAGATTTCCCGTTACCGAAAGCGTTTAGAGATGCAGGTTGGTTCTTTGATGTACTGCCTGGACACTATAATGGTGCTCTAAGACAAGTACTTACCAGAAACAGCACAGGTAGAAATATGCTTAAATTCGAACGTGTCATTGACATTTTCAATAAGAAAAACAACGGAGCATGGAATTTCTGTCCGCAAAACGCCGGTTATTGGGAACATATCCCTAAGAATATTACAAAATTATCAGATTTAAAAATCGTTGGTTTAGATTTCTATATCACTACTGAAGAATCAAAACGATTTACTGATTTTCCTAAAGACTTTAAAGGTATTGCAGGTTGGATATTAGAAGTAAAATCGAATACACCAGGTAACACAACACAAGTATTAAGACGTAATAACTTCCCGTCTGCACATCAATTTTTAGTTAGAAACTTTGGTACTGGTGGCGTTGGTAAATGGAGTTTATTCGAGGGAAAGGTGGTTGAATAATGATAGTAGATAATTTTTCGAAAGACGATAACTTAATCGAGTTACAAACAACATCACAATATAATCCAATTATTGACACAAACATCAGTTTCTATGAATCAGATAGAGGAACTGGTGTTTTAAATTTTGCAGTAACTAAGAATAACAGACCGTTATCTATAAGTTCTGAACATGTTAAAACATCTATCGTGTTAAAAACCGATGATTATAACGTAGATAGAGGCGCTTATATTTCAGACGAATTAACGATAGTAGACGCAATTAATGGGCGTTTGCAGTATGTGATACCGAATGAATTTTTAAAACATTCAGGCAAGGTGCATGCTCAGGCATTCTTTACACAAAACGGGAGTAATAATGTTGTTGTTGAACGTCAATTTAGCTTCAATATTGAAAAAGATTTAGTTAGTGGGTTTGATGGTATAACAAAGCTTGTTTATATCAAATCTATTCAAGATACTATCGAAGCTGTCGGTAAAGACTTTAACCAATTAAAGCAAAATATGGCTGATACACAAACGTTAATAGCAAAAGTGAATGATAGTGCGACAAAAGGCATTCAACAAATCGAAATCAAGCAAAACGAAGCTATACAAGCTATTACTGCGACGCAAACTAGTGCAACACAAGCTGTTACAGCTGAAGTCGATAAAATAGTTGAAAAAGAGCAAGCGATTTTTGAACGTGTTAACGAAGTTGAACAACAAATCAATGGCGCTGACCTTGTTAAAGGTAATTCAACAACAAATTGGCAAAAGTCTAAACTTACAGATGATTACGGTAAAGCAATTGAATCGTATGAGCAGTCCATAGATAGCGTTTTAAGCGCAGTTAACACATCTAGGATTATTCATATTACTAATGCAACAGATGCGCCAGAAAAGACGGATATAGGCACGTTAGAGAAGCCTGGACAAGATGGTGTTGATGACGGTTCTTCGTTCGATGAATCAACTTATACATCAAGCAAATCTGGTGTGTTAGTTGTTTATGTTGTTGATAATAATACTGCTCGTGCAACATGGTACCCAGACGATTCAAACGATGAGTACACAAAATACAAAATCTACGGCACATGGTACCCGTTTTATAAAAAGAATGATGGAAACTTAACTAAGCAATTTGTTGAAGAAACGTCTAACAACGCTTTAAATCAAGCTAAGCAGTATGTAGATGATAAATTCGGAACAACGAGCTGGCAACAACATAAGATGACAGAGGCGAATGGTCAATCAATTCAAGTTAACTTAAATAATGCGCAAGGCGATTTGGGATATTTAACTGCTGGTAATTACTATGCAACAAGAGTGCCGGATTTACCAGGTAGCGTTGAAAGTTATGAGGGTTATTTATCGGTATTCGTTAAAGATGATACAAACAAGCTATTTAACTTCACACCTTATAACTCTAAAAAGATTTACACACGATCAATCACAAACGGCAGACTTGAGCAACAGTGGACAGTTCCTAATGAACATAAATCAACGGTATTGTTCGACGGTGGCGCAAATGGTGTAGGTACAACAATCAATCTAACTGAACCGTACACAAACTATTCTATTTTGTTGGTAAGTGGAACTTATCCAGGTGGCGTTATTGAGGGATTCGGACTAACCGCATTACCTAACGCGATTCAATTGAGTAAAGCGAATGTAGTTGACTCAGACGGCAACGGTGGCGGTATTTATGAGTGCTTACTATCCAAAACAAGTAGCACTACTTTAAGAATAGATAACGATGTGTACTTTGATTTAGGTAAAACATCAGGTTCTGGAGCGAATGCCAACAAAGTTACTATAACTAAAATTATGGGGTGGAAATAATGAAAATCACAGTAAACGATAAAAACGAAGTTATCGGATTTGTTAATACTGGCGGTTTACGCAATAGTTTAGATGTAGATGATAACAATGTGCCTATTAAATTTAAAGAAGAGTTCGAACCTAGAAAGTTTGTTTTCACTAACGGCGAAATTAAATACAATAGCAATTTCGAAAAAGAAGACGTACCGAATGCATCAAACCAACAAAGTGCGTCAGATTTAAGTGATGAGGAACTTCGCGGAATGGTTGCGAGTATGCAAATGCAGGTGGCACAAGTAAACGTATTAACAATGGAATTAGCTCAACAAAACGCTATGTTAACACAACAGTTGACTGAACTGAAAACTAACAAAACAAGTACTGAGGGGGACGTTTAAATAATGAAGATGATTTATCCAACTTTTAAAGACATTAAAACTTTTTATGTTTGGGGTTACTATAAAAACGAGCAAATTAAGTGGTACGTAGACAAGGGTTTAATCGATAAAGAAGAATACGCTTTAATCACTGGAGAAAAATATCCAGAAACAAAAGATGAAAAGTCACAGGTGTAATGCTTGTGGATTTTTAATTTGAATAAAGTGGGTGGCATAATGTTTGGATTTACCAAACGACATGAACAAGATTGGCGTTTAACGCGATTAGAAGAAAATGATAAGACTATGTTTGAAAAATTCGACAGAATAGAAGATAGTCTTAGAGCGCAAGAAAAGATTTATGACAAATTAGATAGAAATTTTGAAGAATTAAAGCGCGACAAGGTAGAAGATGAAAAGAATAAAGAAAAGAATGCCAAGAATATTAGAGACATAAAAATGTGGATTCTAGGTTTGATAGGGACTATCTTCAGTACGATTGTCATAGCTTTACTAAGAACTGTTTTTGGTATTTAAAGGAGGTGATTACCATGCTTAAAGGGATTTTAGGATATAGCTTCTGGGCGTGCTTCTGGTTTGGTAAATGTAAATAACAGTTAAGAGTCAGTGATTCGGCACTGGCTTTTTATTTTGATTGAAATGAGGTGCATACATGGGATTACCTAATCCGAAAAATAGAAAGCCCACAGCTAGTGAAGTGGTTGAATGGGCGTTATATATCGCTAAAAACAAAATAGCTATTGATGTACCTGGTTCTGGAATGGGAGCACAATGCTGGGATTTACCTAATTATTTACTCGATAAATATTGGGGATTTAGAACATGGGGAAATGCTGATGCTATGGCTCAGAAATCTAATTATAGAGGTAGAGATTTCAAGATAATTAGAAATACAAAAGACTTTGTACCACAACCAGGCGACTGGGGTGTTTGGACTGGTGGTTGGGCAGGTCATGTGAACATTGTAGTAGGGCCATGCACAAAAGACTATTGGTATGGTGTGGATCAAAACTGGTATACAAATAATGCAACAGGAAGTCCGCCGTATAAAATCAAACATTCTTATCATGATGGACCAGGTGGAGGAGTTAAATATTTTGTTAGACCACCATATCATCCGGAGAAATCTACGCCGGCACCTAAACCAGAAGATGATAGTGATGATAACGAAAAAAATAATAAAAAAGTTCCAATTTGGAAAGATGTAACAACTATAAAGTACACTATTTCTAGCCAAGAGGTTAATTATCCAGAATATATTTATCACTTTATAGTAGAAGGTAATCGACGACTCGAAAAACCTAAAGGAATAATGATTAGAAACGCACAAACGATGAGCTCGGTAGAAAGTTTATATAACAGTAGGAAGAAATACAAACAGGATGTAGAATATCCCCACTTTTATGTTGACAGACATAATATTTGGGCACCTAGAAGAGCTGTATTTGAAGTTCCTAATGAACCTGATTATATAGTTATAGACGTATGTGAAGATTATAGTGCGAGTAAAAATGAATTTATTTTTAATGAGATTCACGCAATGGTTGTAGCTGTAGATATGATGGCCAAATATGAGATACCTCTAAGTATTGAAAATTTAAAAGTAGACGACAGCATTTGGCGTTCGATGTTGGAACATGTTAATTGGAATATGATTGACAACGGTGTTCCCCCTAAAGATAAATACGAAGCATTAGAAAAGGCATTACTTAATATATTTAAAAACAGAGAAAAATTATTAAATTCTATAACTAAACCAACAGTAACAAAATCTAGAATAAAAGTTATGGTAGATAATAAAAACGCTGATATAGCGAATGTAAGAGACTCATCACCAACAGCTAATAATGGCTCGGCATCTAAACAACCGCAGATCATAACAGAAACGAGTCCTTATACATTCAAACAAGCACTGGATAAACAAATGGCAAGAGGTAACCCGAAAAAATCTAATGCTTGGGGTTGGGCTAACGCTACACGAGCACAAACGAGTTCAGCAATGAATGTTAAACGAATATGGGAAAGTAACACGCAGTGCTACCAAATGCTTAATTTAGGCAAGTATCAAGGCGTTTCAGTTAGTTCGCTTAATAAGATACTTAAAGGTAAGGGGACATTGAATAATCAAGGTAAAGCGTTCGCAGAAGCTTGTAAAAAGCACAACATTAATGAAATTTATTTAATCGCGCATGCTTTCTTAGAAAGTGGATACGGAACAAGTAACTTCGCTAACGGAAAAGATGGAGTATACAACTACTTCGGTATTGGCGCTTACGACAACAATCCTAACTACGCAATGACATTTGCTAGGAATAAAGGTTGGACATCTCCAGCAAAAGCAATCATGGGCGGTGCTAGCTTCGTAAGAAAGGATTACATCAACAAAGGGCAGAATACACTGTACAGAATCAGATGGAATCCTAAGAATCCAGCTACGCACCAATACGCTACTGCTATAGAGTGGTGCCAACATCAAGCTAGTACAATCGCTAAGCTATATAAACAAATCGGCTTAAAAGGTATCTACTTTATAAGAGATAAATATAAATAAAGAGGTGTATAAATGTACAAAATAAAAGATGTTGAAACGAGAATAAAAAATGATGGTGTTGACTTAGGTGACATTGGCTGTCGATTTTACACTGAAGATGAAAATACAGCATCTATAAGAATAGGTATCAATGACAAACAAGGTCGTATCGATCTAAAAGCGCATGGTTTAACACCTAGATTGCATTTGTTTATGGAAGATGGCTCAATATTCAAAAATGAGCCCCTTATTATCGACGATGTTGTAAAAGGGTTCCTTACCTACAAGATACCTAAAAAGGTTATCAAACACGCTGGTTATGTACGTTGTAAGCTGTTTTTAGAGAAAGAAGAACAAAAAATACATGTCGCGAACTTTTCTTTCAATATCATTGATAGTGGTATTGAATCTGCTGTAGCAAAAGAAATCGATGTTAAATTGGTAGATGATGCTATTACGAGAATCTTAAAAGATAACGCGACAGATTTATTGAGCAAAGACTTTAAAGAGAAAATAGATAAAGATGTCATTTCTTACATCGAAAAGAATGAAAGTAGATTTAAAGGTGCGAAAGGTGATAAAGGCGAACCGGGACAACCTGGTGCAAAAGGTGAAGCAGGTAAAAAAGGAGAACAAGGCGCACCCGGTAAAAACGGTACTGTAGTATCAATCAATCCTGACACTAAAATGTGGCAAATTGATGGTAAAGATACAGATATCAAAGCAGAACCTGAGTTATTGGACAAAATCAATATCGCAAATGTTGAAGGGTTAGAAGATAAATTGCAAGAAGTTGAAAAAATCAAAGATACAACTCTCAACGACTCTAAAACGTATACGGATTCAAAAATTGCTGAACTAGTTGATAGCGCGCCTGAATCTATGAATACATTAAGAGAATTAGCAGAAGCAATACAAAACAACTCTATTTCAGAAAGCGTATTGCAACAGATTGGCTCAAAAGTTAGTATAGAAGATTTTGAGGGATTCAAGCAATCATTAAATAGTTTGTATGCAGATAAAAATCATAGTCATACAATCAAGCAGATTGAAGGATTAGAAAATGCTTTATCAAAAAAATCAGACATAAATCACAGTCATGATGAACGTTATCTTTTATCATCAAATGCTTTTACAAAAGAGGAAGCAGATAAACTTTATCAACCTATCGGTTCTTCGCAGCCGTCACTGAATATTTGGACGGGCAGTGAAACAGAATATAATTATTTGTATCAAAAAGACCCTAATACACTTTACTTAATTAAGGGGTGATTTTTATGGAAGGTAATTTTAAAAATGTAAAGAAGCTTATTTACGAAGGCGAAGAATATACAAAAATATATGCTGGAAATATCCAAGTATGGAAAAAGCCTTCATCTTTTGTAATAAAACCCTTACCTAAAAATAAATATCCGGATAGCATAGAAGAATCAACAGCAAAATGGACAATAAATGGAGTTGAACCTAATAAAAGTTATCAGGTGACAATAGAAAATGTACGTAGCGGTATAATGAGGGTTTCGCAAACTAATTTAGGGTCAAGTGAATTAGGAATATCAGGAGTCAATAGCGGAGTTGCAAGTAAAAATATCAACTTTAGTAATCCTTCAGGGACGTTGTATGTCACTATAAGTGATGTTTATTCAGGATCTCCGACATTGACCATTGAATAATTTTAAACGACTAATTTTTTAGTCGTTTTTTATTTTGGATAAAAGGAGCAAACAAATGGATATTAACTGGAAATTGAGATTCAAAAATAAAGCAGTACTAACTGGTTTAGTTGGAGCGTTGTTGCTATTTATCAAGCAAATCACGGATTTGTTCGGATTAGATTTATCCACTCAATTAAATCAAGCTAGCGCTATTATAGGCGCTATCCTCACGTTACTTACAGGTATTGGTGTTATTACTGACCCAACGTCAAAAGGCGTCTCAGATTCATCTATAGCACAGACATATCAAGCGCCTAGAGATAGCAAAAAAGAAGAACAACAAGTTACGTGGAAATCATCACAAGACAGTAGTTTAACGCCGGAATTAAGCGCGAAAGCACCAAAAGAATATGATACATCACAACCTTTCACAGACGCCTCTAACGATGTTGGCTTTGATGTGAATGAGTATCATCATGGAGGTGGCGACAATGCAAGCAAAATTAACTAAAAAAGAGTTTATAGAGTGGTTGAAAACTTCTGAGGGAAAACAATTCAATGTGGACTTATGGTATGGATTTCAATGCTTTGATTATGCCAATGCTGGTTGGAAAGTTTTGTTTGGATTACTTCTGAAAGGTTTAGGTGCAAAAGATATACCATTTGCAAACAATTTCGATGGACTAGCTACTGTATACCAAAATACACCGGACTTTTTGGCACAACCCGGCGACATGGTTGTATTCGGTAGCAATTACGGTGCAGGATACGGACACGTAGCATGGGTAATTGAAGCAACTTTAGATTATATCATTGTATATGAGCAGAATTGGCTAGGCGGTGGCTGGACTGACAGAATCGAACAACCCGGCTGGGGTTGGGAAAAAGTTACAAGACGACAACATGCTTACGATTTCCCTATGTGGTTTATCCGTCCTAACTTCAAAAGCGAAACAGCTCCACGATCAATACAATCTCCTACGCAAGCATCTAAAAAGGAAACAGCTAAGCCACAACCTAAAGCGGTAGAACTTAAAATTATCAAAGATGTGGTTAAAGGTTATGACCTTCCTAAACGTGGTGGTAATCCTAAGGGTATAGTTATTCATAACGACGCAGGAAGCAAAGGGGCAACAGCAGAAGCGTATCGAAACGGATTAGTTAACGCACCTTTATCAAGATTAGAAGCGGGTATTGCGCATAGTTATGTATCAGGTAACACAGTGTGGCAAGCTTTAGATGAATCGCAAGTAGGTTGGCATACTGCTAACCAATTAGGCAATAAATATTATTACGGTATTGAAGTGTGTCAATCAATGGGAGCGGATAATGCGACGTTTTTAAAAAATGAACAGGCGACTTTCCAAGAATGCGCTAGATTGTTGAAAAAATGGGGATTACCAGCAAACAGAAATACAATCAGATTGCACAATGAATTTACTTCAACATCATGCCCTCATAGAAGTTCGGTTTTACACACTGGTTTTGATCCAGTAACTCGCGGTCTATTGCCGGAAGATAAACAATTACAACTTAAAGACTACTTTATCAAGCAAATCAGAGTGTATATGGACGGTAAGATACCAGTTGCCACTGTCTCTAATGAGTCAAGCGCTTCAAGTAATACAGTTAAACCAGTTGCGAGTGCATGGAAACATAATAAATATGGTACTTACTACATGGAAGAAAATGCTAGATTCACAAACGGTAATCAACCAATCACTGTAAGAAAAATAGGACCATTCTTATCATGCCCGGTAGCTTACCAATTCCAACCTGGTGGATATTGTGATTATACAGAAGTGATGTTACAAGATGGTCATGTTTGGGTAGGATATACATGGGAGGGGCAACGTTATTACTTGCCTATTAGAACATGGAATGGTTCTGCCCCACCTAATCAGATATTAGGTGACTTATGGGGAGAAATCAGTTAGAATGACATAGTCATGTCTATTTAAGCAGGTGCGTTACACACCTGCTTTCTATTTACATTTAAAGATAAAATGTGCTATTATTTTACTAGAACTTTTTAACATTTCTCTCAAGATTTAAATGTTGATAACAGGCAGGTACTTCGGTACTTGCCTATTTTTTTATGCAAAAAAACGAAAAAAGTTTATAAAAAGTATTGCATATCACGTTTAACCGTGTTATAATAAGGTATGCCAGTTGAGAGGAGGATAAAAAGTGTTAGAAAATTTTAAAACTATAGCAGAAATCGCCTTTTATACAATGTCAGCAATTGCCATAGCGAAAACATTGAAAAAAGACGATAAGTAAGTAGACAAGCCCGAAAGGGCTGTCTATATATAAATTCTAACACTAAAATACTATGAAAACAATTTACATTATTTTAATCATTCTTATTTGGATAAACGTGTTTTTAGGCAACGATATAAGTAAAAGTGTTGTTGCACTGCTTACTACTTTACTGCTTATCAATTTATGGAAGAGGGATAAAAATGACAGCAATAAAAGAAATAATTGAATCAATAGAAAAGTTATTCGAAAAAGAAACGGGATATAAAATTGCTAAAAATTCCGGATTACCATATCAAACTGTGCAAGATTTAAGGAATGGAAAAACATCTTTATCAGATGCCAGATTCAGAACGATAATAAAGTTATACGAGTATCAAAGATCACTTGAAAACAAAGAAGATAAATAGAGGAGCTAAAAAATATGTTTGTTACAAAAGAAGAATTTAAAAATTTGAATGTAAAAGAAGTATTTGAATCAGGAAAAAACTTTATAAAAATCACAGATGGAAGACATGCAATATATTGGGTAAACGATAGATACGTAGTACTTGACCATAAAAAAGGCGATTTGTACCCGCAAAAAGCATACCCAAAATATATCGAAAGAAAATTAGTAAGTTAA